ATGCAGTCCAATTACCAGTATTAGCTAATTGCTCTGTAAGTTTGTTTTGCTTCTCAAACTTCTTAAATTCTTCCGCTGCATCTTCAAAGAGTTGTTCCGCAGCGTCAATACCATATCTCTGTCCATCGTATGCGTCATCGCCATTGAACTCTGCAACATCTTCTGCTGGTTTATCACCTTTATTCTCAGCATAGTTACAGGCTTTAATTGCTTCAATAGCCATTGGGCAACAATCTGGATGACCTTCATGGTCTTTCTCATCACAGCAAAAGATTTGATACTTAGGTATATTAGTCTCTGGTGCTGGTTCATCAAATAGTGCTAAGTATTCTTCATATGCGTGCTGGCCTTTTAATCTATAGACCTGCATCGCATATTCATGATTATATTCTGGTCTCTCAGTCTGCTTAGGTTGTGGCTTTGCTTGCCACCTTAAATATTCATGCATTAACATCTTTCCTGAGATTCTAGACCCAGGAGAGTTTAATGTTAATTCTACAGGACATCCCAATTCTCTTTCAATCTCACTTTGAATTGTATGGTCTTGTCCTCTATCTTGTCCTGCTGATTTGCAAACTTTAACAAATCTATTTTCATTGGGTAAGTACGATTTAACAATCGGCCCCCATTCAGCTATTTTAGTTTTAGTCCAGACAAGTTCACGATATAAGTAAAGTCGTTTGTTTGGACTGACTGCAAAAAAGCCTACCCAATTATTAGCCCTAAAACCCCAATCAATGATAGCAAACTTAGGCCAGAACTCAGGAATAGCAAATGGTGGTATCTTATGTATTGCATTCTCTGGTTCATCAGGATATTTTCTATCCCTAAATTCATCAAAGACCTGGCCTAAATATGCATCAAAGTCACCAAACTTTTTAGCTTTACGTTCTGCCTCAGGACGACCATCTAACGATTGACCGTACGTAGGGTCGATATGAGGATTGTCCGCAAAAGTAGCATGGATATAAATACGCTTATTACCACCTTTACCAACAATGATTTTGCCGCCATCTTTGTAGGGGTCAATAAACCTTTTCTTTACCCAAGTATGTCCTACACCACCAGGCATTCCTGCACATCTAGTGATACTAGGTAATCCACTTCCAACAGGAGCACGATTACGTTCAAACGTGATGTATAAATAAATCCATTCAGTGAATGAAGTTATTTCATCAGGAGTAAAGAGGGGAATCTGCATGGAATCATATTTATGAACATCATCCTCGTGTTCACAATGTCCCAAAAATATTTGGGCTCCACCGTTCCCCATAATTCCACCGCTACCATACTGGTCTAATCTGGGAAAAGTCCAAATCATATCAGTCTTATTAAAGGTAGCACCGAACTTAGAATATATTTCCCTCGCTCGTCCTAAGATTTCATTCTTAAGTTCTGGATAAGTCCTACGCATGAAAACTTGCTTCCACTGAGGATTTTCATGCCACTTGTTAAGTATGCCATACATTAACAAAATGTCAGACTTACCGGAACCAGCTCCACCTAAATAAGCAGCTTCCTTAATCGTATGAGGAATAGCTGCAAATTCTTCCTGTTTAGGATTACACCGCCAACTGTTCTTAAGGTTCTCTAAGTCCTTAAGATTAGTCTCAACCATTGAACTAATACTTCTTAACGATGATACTGCAAGCTCCACCAGTGCATCGCACAAATGGGTCAGCTGTAACTACACCAGTAGTACTACCACCAGTTAATGCAGTCCAATTGGTACCATCAATAGATGTCTCTACAGCAGCAGTAGAATGCAGAAACACAAGAGTAGATGGTAAAGCATATTCACCATTCTGTGCTGCTGCAAATACTACACCGCATTCAATTAACTTAGTAGGTAATGCTATTGCCATCTCTACCTCATTACGTTCGGAATAGCTACGCCTAATTGTCGTAGTACAAAAAGAATCATAACTACGATAACCAAGATTTGAATAGCCATTTTAACAATTGGGTCCATAGGAATCTTAGTGGTAATTAACCATACTAAGAATCCAATAATTGCTAAAACTAAAACAAGAAGAACTAAATCCATTCTTCCCTCCTAAGTAGTAGCGTGTTGCAATACCGGAGGAACACAACCACTATAGCACATGGTTAAGAAGATTAATGATGCAAGAAGTAAAACTCCAAGCAACACAATCAAACGTGATTTATCATCTAATTCTAATTGACGAAAGACAAGCCATGCAAGAAATCCAAATACTGCTAGAATGACTAATACTAAAAGTAAAGGACTCATTAGTAGTTATCCTTCGCCACAACTGTTTCATAGTGATTCTCATTTCTAACTTGTGGCGCATAGAAATGAAATTGAACTGGGTCTTTCTTTTCTTCTTCTTTATCTTTAGGCTCCATCGCACCTGCAACGGCTGCCATATTCTTAGCTACAGAAGATAACTCAACTGCATCACATTGCATTAACTTAGAATCATCAATATGATTCAATGCCATGTTTAATTTATTTAAAGCTCGCTTGGAGATTTTAGTTTTTCGTCCGTTGATATATTCACTTAAATCTTTATTAGGCACACCTGGACTAATTTCTCCACGTGCATATGTTGATGTAGTAGGTTGCGATATGCCAAATGAATTAGCAATTTCCATAGCTGAACGTAATCCGTTAACAGCTACTTCTTCGCCAAGTAATTTACGTAATGATTGTGGAACATTAGGTACATCCGCATCCCTACCAGGTTGTTTACTAGGAAGGACATCGGAGGTTATAATGGGATTTTCTGTAGGTTTAGGAATAGACTGATGCTCAATAGAAGAATTATTTTTCTCCTTTTGATAATCACTATGAGATACAATACCTAATGGCATACAGATGTACCTAATAAATACTTGATAAAGTATTAAAATTCAATTTCAGTTTGAGAAAATTGGGCCTATTTCCGAACCCGGACAATTCTCTCACAGGCCGGACTGAAAGTCAACTCATCCATTCAATCTTACATAATAGAAGAATATGTATAAAAGTCAAATTTGAAATTTATTTTTTTCTAAATTTTTTAAGATATGGTACCTAAATAATTTTCAGAATAAAACACATTATTACAATATGCAATTCTCATGCCAGTCCAAGGAGTCCCATAAAGGGGGCTATAGTCCTATACCTGCACACTTTGACACATCATTGCACAAAATATTTAAAGACAAACAAATACATTCGCATACATATAGATACATGGCATGATAACATAATACATTCACATACAATCGTCCATAATCATATACAAGCGGAGACATGGCATGACAACACGTGACAATCTGATGACAATAAATTACAACGGATTACATAGTAATACATATAGATACAACTAATTACATGGCATGATAAAGTATTACCGCCAATCTGTGCAGATGACAAGAAATGTCACATGGCTGTAAGTTGTTGATTCTAAAGGGTTTACAGGTGACACTTTGTGCCGCAGAGTGACAAGCTGTGTCACTTTTAAAAGGTTGGCATTCCAAAATCCTTAAAAACAGGCCTGTTTTTGCATGTGCCGTTTCTCAAGACTTGGCACCTGCATTGCTATAGTATATGGTATCACGGCGAACTCGAAAAAAATCGAGGGGCCAAAAACGCGGAGTGTGTGTATAGAGTAAAATTTTCATACGGGCCATAAGCAGTATAGTCTCAGTATACGTGTCAGGTGCATGTGTGGTTAGATTCCACGTAAGAGCATCCCACTGTGTAATGATTGACGGACGCGGTAAAACCTGCCGTGCATAAGATAAATTAGGGTGTCGTGTCTTAGGCTCATGCCAAACAGAAAATAGAATGGCATGGTAAATTGGCCTTTGGAAAAAAAACTAATCCCTAGGTTACAGGTAATGCATAGTATGCAAAATCTGTAATGTGACAGGGGATTAGTAAAGTCTATATCCATAAGAATGGATAAGCCAATGGATTACATCATTGTAGCAGGTAAACGAGTATGGATTCTGTAGACGAAAAACGTAAGATGCTACAGGACACCATCAACCTTTACAGTTTCATCCTAAATTTGGACGATAAGTATTTCGAGATTGTCCGTAGGATGGCGGTAGATTTTGCTAGACTAGGCGTGGAACCAAGAGAAATTCACGCAGTGCTAGACGACGTTGTAAAAGCTAGACGATACGAAACTAAGTAGTAACTAATCAATTGGATATAGATTTTACCAATCTCCTGTCACAAGGTTAGATTGCACATAACACAATTCCGTGTTAATGTGATGGTTAGAGGTAAAACGACAATGAAGGATTTAACTGGTAAGTATAAGTATAAGGTTCCTGCGGATTCGGCCCACAAGGACGCTGGTCAGCAATTTGAAAAGTCTTTCGACTATTCAGAATGCGAGACAGTGGAAGAAGCTGAGAAGGTTGCTTCCGAAAAGGGTTGGAGCCTGTTGGAATTTGTCAACGATAAGTTGATGAATGCAGCGCGTTCTAGCTCTTATCAGAATGCTCTTGCAGTCTATCGGCCTTCGGAAGTTCCGCCGGATGAGATTAAGGCTCGTATGGTTCGAGACTTTATCCGTCTTGGTCTGCCGGAAGAAGTTGCCAAGACTCAGGTTGACGCTATTCTCTCCGCTAACAACGGCTAGTTTTTAATACGGTGCATAGGTTACAAATACATCATACGTAACCTATGCATCTAATTAAACACTAAAGCACATGCGGAAACTAACAATCAACTAAGGAGTAACTAAGATGTGGTATATCTATTGGTCTAAGGATAAACAATCCTACCAATTCACAAACGCAGAACCGGCAGAGTGGATTTGCGTATTCAAGGTTTTTCAAATGGCCTATGACTATGTAACTAAGGCCAATGGCACTCAATCTAACGTCGTTCTCTCACGTTGGGCGCAGTAGTGACAATCTACATTCTAGACTTTAGAACGACCGGCCAAACTTGGCAACGACGTTACTGTGCATCGTATGAAGTTGCCTCTAACATACTTACTAAACTTGGGTATGTTGAAGATTCCTATAGGTATTGGTCACATCCTACAGAGAAACGTCAAACTGTGTTTGTATTTGGTGAAACACTCATCAAGTAAAAACAGACTTTTAAAAGCATTTCGTGACTGTTTCGTGCCTATATCGGGGTAGTTTCGTATCCATTTCGGGTTCGTTTCGGGATGGTCGAATGGCTGCTAAGTGGTGATACCATTGGAGTTAGCCGCTAGGGGGAGGGGATAGTGTATCCTATAGGCAGGGGTAAAGTGTCCGGTTTGGATGACAAGGGTGGAGTTTGTGTAGAGTGTTATATATTAAAAAAATAAAAAAAAAATATATAATATATAATTCTATACACAACCATACCACAATGTCCACTAATCTGGACGGTCTAGGTATGGTCTAGAGGTAGGGTATCTCTCCGGGGTAGCAGGTAAACCCTTTGATTAGTAGCAGTTAGGCCACTTCGGGCAACCACGAAACGACTAGGATAGACTCCCGAATTGAGGCCGAAACGACCTAGAAACGACTACGAAACCACTTTTAAAATAAACTTCTGGCACTGGTAGGTTCTATCTTATTAGATAGTAAACTGAATGGAGTCCATTAGTAGGGATTAAAACCAGTATAAAACCCTACAATAAGTTTGATTGTTGGAGGTGTATCATGACGTGGCGATAATGTCAGGGTATATCCATACTTGCTAGTTTGTATGGTTGCCCATTAATAAAGAACTAGCTTTGGCATAGTAGTGGGGTTTGGCTGATTTTACAGCTACTATGACCGAGATATAGTATAAACAGCCAACGTAATGTAGCCTATGATGGTCACAAGCCCATATGAAAAATACAGAGTGAATATCACGGTTGTCACAATCTAAACAGACCTATACATATAGACGAAGTGGTAGGCTGGGCATATAGGATTGACCGTGATAATTAAGGAGGAACTAATGGAAGTTGTAATTAACGCTAAGTATGGTGGATTTAGCCTTTCGCATGAGGCTATTCTGAGATATGCAGAGTTGAAAGAAATTACTCTGTATACCACCAAAGACAATAGGTATGCGTGGAGTGAAGATATATACTACTACACTTCACCGAACTTCGAGGATTCATCGTTCTTCTCTAGTAGGGACATTGAACGTAACGACCCATATCTTGTTCAGGTTGTTAAAGAAATGGGTCGTAACGCTGATGGGAATTGTGCCAAATTGAAGATTGTGGAAATTCCTGACGATGTTAAGTGGCACATTACAGACTACGATGGATTTGAAACTGTTGCTGAGAATCATCGTGTTTGGGGGTAACTAATAATGCCCACTAAAACAATCTACGTAAAAAATCCTAAATTGTGGAAGGCATTAAAAGTGCAAGCTGCAATTGAAAAAACTAGTGTAGCCGAAATAATTGAACGGCTAATCACTATCTATCTTAAAGTAGCTAAGGAGAACAAATGACTAGAGCAGATTTGACTGCTGAAATTAACCATGTAATTGACAGTTGGATTCTAGACCATATCGGGCAAATTGAATGCCTGCGCGATATTGGTAAACTGTTGATTAAGTTCTACAAAGCCAATCAAGGCGATAGACTAAAGGTGCAATAATGACTGACCCAACTAAGATACTCGTAACTATATGTTACGGAAGATATACCCATAGTTTCCTAGTAGAAGAGTGGGAGTTTGCATTCATGGCATTGCGTAACATGACAGGAATTGATAAGGCTGATTGGGTAAGAGTTCAGCAAATTCCTATCCTGTAAACTCGACTAAGCGAGTATAAATAGGTTTTAGGCTTAGTGCGGTATCTATCATCGTGGTAGATACATAATGCGGCCCTATACTAACCAACAGTATAGGATAGGATTACACGGGAAGTGGTTAACTGTGTAATCTAATCGTATTGCATAGCAGGTTGGCAGATTGTGGCTATGCAATTATATAAAACTGCATTGTGAAACCCTATCCATCCCTATTAGCGTAGGTAAATGGATAGGGGATTAGCAATACCACAAAAGAGGTAACAAATGCGACCATTAACAACTAACTGTATCCATAATGCCATTGAACTAGAAACATCTGGTAAATGGCAGAAATCGGATAGAGTTAAAACTGAAGTAGTTCCATTCGTTAAACTCATTAAATCTAAAGCACGTCGTGGTTCTCCATCTGTAGAACGTGGCACTACACTCTATGCAATCAAATATGAATTGGGTGGTTACTTTGTCTATTCATATATGACACGTGAGCGTGCTGAGGAAGTTAGACTAGCAAGTATTGACAATCAAACTGACACATTCCAATTCTACGGATTTAACGTAGTAGATGATACGGAATGGACTATGCCAGTAGGGGAGAAGTAATGAAAGTCACACTAACTATTGAATCTCAAGACTACAACGTCAAAAAGAATGAACTTGCTTATGAAAAGCAGATTAAATTGGCGATTGCGGATTGGATTAAGAATAATCCAGTTGGTTACGACCATCTGCAAGCTATACAGGACTTACTTCAAGTCCAAGTAGTTTGGGAGAAGTAAATGCCTGACCTAGAGAAATACTACAGACTAAACTGTAAGAATTGTGGACAATCCACATATGGCACATACGACGAATATATGGCAGAAATGCGTATGGCCGATAGTCAATGGCGCTGTAAGAACTGTGGTAATCGAGATAGTTCTGCATGGGACGATGATTATTGGGAATCTACCCAATACATTAACTTGTTTGACGACGATGATGATGAGTTTTAACTAATGAAACAACAAAAACTATTTCCAACTAAGCAAGAACATTCAAAAGAATATCGCATCGCATATCTAGCCTATTGGACTGGTAATTCTCCATATAGGCCACAATGGGATGACTACGAAATTGGCTGTTATAAAGCAGCAACTATCAGATTGGACGTTCAAGTTCATCATAAAGATGGACGTAATGAACTTGCTAATTCTTTGGTGAGGTAATTATGGCTAAACGCGGCCCTAAACTTAAAGTTCCATATGTAGAAATGGCTACAGTAGAACGTGATGTAAGAGATGGTCGGCGAGACTATAAAATTCCACGAGAAGAAGCTCAACGATTGTATAAAGAAGGTAAGTTAGAGATTGATTTGACTAACAGTATAAACGAAATTGTTTATATGGAACCTGAAAGAAAATGATTACAAGAATTCAAGATAGAATACATGAAGGATACATCGAGTTTCCTAATTGCTATCCAGTGATATATGGAGGAAGTGATAAGTCTATCCATATACGCAATAAGGAAGGTGAGGAAATTATCACCTATCCTGCTAAGCAAGTTAAAAAAATCGAGTATATCCCATAAAAGTGTCTCATTTTGATACATGACAATAATTTTTGTCACCTGACAAATTTTGTCACCCCATACCACAACATCTTGTGTCACTTAAAGTGGACACCACTATATCTAGTGGATATAAGTGGGCATGGGGTTTGCATCTAAGTTCTATACTGAAAAGTGTATTACGACCAGTAATACTAAAGAGTTTAAAAGTATATGAGACATCTCACTGAAATTTATTCAAACCCCAATGATGTTCCATTGTGGAATGAATATAAAGCGTCCCCCCATTCGTTAACCTCGTTAATTAAAAAGGTAGGTAAACTATGTATGGCCCTTGGGACGCCGCAGCGGATATGGCTTTAATGTGGGTTGCAGTAGTTTGGGCAGAAGCTGCATGGTTAAATTGGATGAATCCTCCTTGTGGCGGGCCAGATGTTGTAATTCCTTATTGCAGGTAATTAATTAATTGTTTTGACTTTCCCTCTAGTAGAAATATTAGAGGGATACTTTAAGCAATTGAATTAACTACAAACAAAGGATAAACTAAAACAAAATGAATCATGACTTTATAGGTCATCCATCCAATGCAGAGAAATGTATTGAATGTGGATACCCAGAAAATAAACACGGCGATAATGCAGTTTGTGATTGCTGTGAAAAGGTTGGTAATCTTCGCATCTTTGGTAAAGGTAATCAAATGATGCTTTTAACTGTTGAATGTATGGAACGTGAAAAGGCCATACTTGAACAACAGATTAAAGATGCAGAAGCTCATCAAGCTCCTGAAAAGCAAGCACAAAGATTAGCAGAGTATAAGGCTGTAGCATCGCCATATGAACAGCTAATTAAAGAAGCTAAAAAGATTGATGAGCAGTTACATCTAAACTCTGACATCTTTACTGCTAAGACTGTATCAATTGAGGAAGTTCGTAGAGCTATATGGGCTAATGACGAAATTCCACAAGATAAGAAGTTCTTTGAATACGTCGCATTCTGTAAGAATAGAATTGCTACACTTCAATCTGTTATCTTCGATTTAGATAAACAAAAGATTGAAGTCTACTCTGAGCAAAAGGCTTGGCATATTTCAATGAATGAATATGCTAACAAACTCAGAGGTGATGAAAGGGCACAACTTCGTATTCAAGATAATACATACGATGTTAAGATGCCTAAGACTGTAACACCTACTAAGATTAAGACTAAGATTGCTACTAAAGAAGATAAGTTTGCACTTCGTAAGGCTGTTGCTGAATTGAACTCAGAATTGTTTGGCACAGGTAAAGATGGTTTATCAGAAGTTACGATAACTCATGTAATGGTAAGTAAGAACTGGACTATTGAACAGGCATGTAATCACTTTAGACGTTCTTTTAAAGAAGGAAGGTCTGAAGCTACACCTGTAGAAACTAAGAAAGAAGATGGAATATAACTATCTAACTAAGAAACAATTACTCGCACGAGGATATGGACACGGTGGTTTTTACATCGGATTACTTACTTCGATGTTTCTATTCTGCGGTAACTGTATGCATTATCACTGGCATACTTTGTTTGTAAAGAATACAAACGATTATAAGTATGTTTGTGATAAATGTTCTGAGTGTGAGGATAAATGATTGCAAGATTAATCGCTAAATTCTCAATTCGTCTAGCATTGATATATGTAGCTAGAGGGCAATATCTAAATTCTGAATGGCTACGTATTAATGTAGTTCGTAAAGGATTGTAAATTAAAGCCCTACTGGTGAAAATGGCAAACACAGCAGACTTAAAATCTGCCGCTAGTAATAGCTTCTCAGTTCAATTCTGAGGTAGGGCACCAATAATACAATGGATAGAACTAAAGCAGTACAACTAACAAAAGACATGCTGGATAAGCATGGCCTAACTGATTATAAAGTTAGAATTGACCCCAAAGATTCTAAGTATGGGGCACTACACTATGAATTTCCATATAAGATGATTGTCCTTAATGGACTATATGTGGATGTGCATGGTGAACAAGAAATTACTCAAACAATATTACATGAGATTGCTCATGCTTTGGTTGGTAATAAACATGACCATGATATTGTTTGGCAAGCTAAAGCTAGAGAATTAGGAACTCATACTGGCCCATGTTTACCAATTCCTCCAAGAATATTAGAGGAAATTCGTAGTGGTAATCTTGTGGAAGTTGAGTATGAGGAAGTTAAAGTTGTTAAGAAGGTAGAGGAAACTGTCCTTAAACCTACTTACAAAGTAACTAGACTTCAGGATTTATGCGCTACATGCGGTAAAGTAGCTATTGAAAAATTTTCCTTTGAACGTCTAAATCAACAGACGGGCAATATGGAGAAGTGGATTACTCTTGAATGCTTTCATGTAATTAGGAAAGTAATCCCTAAAGGAACGCCTTTCCATGAAGCTGTTAGTAATCAATGGAAAGAAGAAGTTAAGAACTGTAAGCATGTATGGGGAGATGGAGAAGAAACTCCTAAAACTCAATGCACAGTTTGTAATGAATACAAGCTCTTTAAGTTCCAAGATGATTCTTGTAGGTTTGTTGAAGTTGGATTAAATCTACAAAAGGGTGTATTAGTAGCCCATGAAATGGGATTAGGTAAGACTGTTATTGTTCTTATCTATATTCGATTCCATCCCGAACTTGATAGAGTTCTATATGTTGTAAAGAGTAAGACAAGATTCCAGTGGCTTAAAGAAATTATGCGCTGGATTGGCCCATCGCATTTAGGCCAAATCATTACAACTGGTAGAGATACTTTACTTCCGGGGCTTAAGTCATACATCATTAGTTATGACTTGCTTAAGAAGATTGATAGAGAGAAGATTGAAGCATTAGGTATTAAGCTGGTTGTATTAGATGAATGTCAGCAGATTAAGAATGTTGATTCATCTAGA